AGGCTATTCAGCTCGGTCGTCAGGTAGTTGACGGCCGCAGAATAAGCGTTCCACTGTAACGTAGGCATCAGTAATTCCTCGCTGTATCAACATCTCCAGGCCGCACCTCACCGAGACCCAGCTCCTCAGCCCGGGAGATCATTCGTATCGCAGCCCCTTTTAGCACCGCGCCCTGCGAGGGCGTGAGCACACCGGCAGACACCAGCTCATCTATCGTCGCTCGGGTGACAGGATCTCCGAGATCAATGCCGGTCGTGTTCAGCTCTCGGAGGAACCATTTCAGCCGGCTGTCCGAAGCACTCGCTGCCTCAATCGCATCAAGGATCGCAGCACCAGCCGCGGGCCCAGCCTCCCGCATGATCCCCAGGGCGCCAACTCGGAATGGCTGCACCACGGCCCTGTCATCCGCCATCAGCGAGGCCGCAGCCTGCTCCGCACTCATCGCCACATAGCCCCGACCCAGGGGATCCTGCTGTAGCTCGTCTCTCAGTCTCGCATAATCCATCACCCATGCCTCCTATAGCCTCTATCCCACTCGATCGCCTTCCGGCAGTGCCGCTCATCGACCAGCGCCAACAGGCGGCAGACCGCCCGGCATAGCTTACACATCTGGTAGTGTTTGCCGAGTACGCTGCTGATCGTCTCGTCTGGGTGGCCAAACCCCTTAATACCAAACAGCCAGTTGAGCGGCCACTTCAGCAACACGTTGGCGAGCTGGTCCAGGGCAATCAAGATGTCAAACAACCAACGTTTCACAGGTACCTTCCAATATGTATTCCAACAATGAAGCCTATGATAAAGCAGAAAGCAGCTATTGCAAAACCGTCATACATCATGTAGCTCGATAGAACCCAGCAGCGTTTATCTGTGCTGTAACGTCACTGCCGTCAGTGGTTATTGCGAAGTCATGATGCGTAAGCGGAATGCGTGTGCTATCTGTGCCGCCTTCATCATAGAAGATAATCAGCTTCGTCAGCGTGTTATTCGTTGTTCCACCAAGAGCTGTCCAGGTCTGATCGGGGATGTCCACATCTACACGATTGTTGATATTGTCAACTGTTATAGTTCCAGTAATACCGGTTTTACGGACGTAGTTTGTCGCCGTAGCCTCAGTGTTGCCAACAGCTCCTAGCAGTGCAGCAATATCTGCATGATCTATTAAGTCAGCTTCTAATTCATTTGCCTGTAGCAGCAATACTCCCAAGTTTGATGCACCATCGCGAACCTTCTCAGCAACTGCACCCTTTGCAATGTTAAATACCCCATCAGCCATTTGCCAGTAATCCGCTCATCTTACGACGAACGGCCTCCAGTTCGTGATTGACAGAAGCAAGCTTACGCTCAGCATCGGCAGTTTCTTTCTCGATTCTTCTCATGAACGCATTGTGCTCATGTTCCAGAGATTGCCGAGCGTTTGCAGCTGTCTTCTTCATTTCATTTAACTCTTGGGCATGCTGCTGTCGAGCTTTTTCAAGTTCTGCATTGAGCTCTCTGATCCGCGCCTCCGTCTGCTGCTCTTCTGCAATTCGTTCGTCCTTTATGCGAGCTATATCAGATCGAAGAGCTGATATCGTAGCGCTGAGGCTATCACGTTCTTGCAGAAGATTAGCGATTTCCTGCTTTATGGACGATAGATCGCTCTTCGCAGCTGACGCTGTTTCTAGGATTTCAGTTATATGCTCAAGAGCTCTCCGCTCGTTCAAGAGTCGCCGAGCTATTTGAGCTGCTTCTGTTAGATCCATTTGAAGATCCCTCCACATTTACGTTTACATTTAGTTGCATAGCCAACAATCGCTGGGCTACGTCTTCGGCACTCTCTTGCTCATCCAACCCGCGTTGTGCGGCCTGTTCGAAGAATAGCTTGGCAGCCTTGAGACGTGTTCCCGCTGGCTGTGCTTCATCTAGTCCATCACGCAGAGCCGCGACCGCTTTTCCGTATAGTGCGTCAAACTCCGCAGAGACGTTCTCCTGGTGCTGCTTCTTTATCTCAGAAACCAATGGATCACCGAGGATCCTGCTAACCGTTGATTCGGTCATGTTGAAGATTCGAGCTAGGTCTTTGTTGGACACTCCATCGAGGTGTGCCTTCACTAACTCAATATGCCGGGGACTCAATCGACGAAGCGGCTTTGCGCCATTGGGAAGGCGAGTTCCTAGCTCTTTTTCTTCTTGGTACTCGATGGGATTATACATAAGGCTAGCCATTGCGCTCGCTACGCTCGCGCGGGAGGGGCGCTCGCTGCGCTCGCGCTGTTGTGGTGGAGAGGGCGGTGGTTCTTTCGAATGGCATAGCGCCGGGGTGGCTTCGCAAGAGGGCGGTGGTGGCGCGATGCCGCTGAGTGCGTGGTTCCCCGTGTCGAGGGTTCTGCATGCGTGTGGATGGGATGGCGGCCCTCGGTGGGGGCGGATGTGCCCCGCCGCCTGCGGTTCCCGGAGGGGCCAGCGGTCCTCGCCGCCGCCTTCCCCCAGCACGAATACCCGCGTGCGCCACTAACCGACCAAAATTTGAACAAAGTATGTAGCTCCCAATCACCGGTTTTTGCTCCCTTGCTTGCGCTTTACATAACCTCTGTGGACACGCCCACGCTTGTCAATGCATATGTTCAAGTACTGCCCTCGCGACAACCCCCAGCGGGAGCTGGGCCCACTCACCCGGCGAACCCGCCCGCCCGCTCGAGCACACTGGTAAAAGCTCTTAGGCATCCCGCTCGGCCTCCCAGATCTCCCTCACGGCGCGGGCAAACGATTTTGCACTCTCATCTAACTGCCCCTCAAACGCTAGCGTGCCATCGTCTGTTTCATAGAGCTTGCCAACCGCCTCCCCAGCGCCGTTGCATAGCACGATAACAAACCGGCGGCGTGTGTCACAACTCATGACTTGGTAGCCCCCTCAACTGGTGGAGGGGAGGAGGACTGGGCGGCGTCAACACCAGAAGAGGGGGCTTCATCTCTAAAACAGTGCGGGCATGCATGCCACCGGGGGGCGCGAAACACGCGCTTGCACCGCAAGCAAACGCGGGCGGGCAAATCCACAACAGGGCGCGCTCCTACTGCCAACATCTCACTAACAACAGACCGAACCGAATTCATGCCCCGATCGTATCACACGTTTTTTGTTGAGTCAACCACATCAGTGGGCTTTCAGTTTCTTGGTCTGTTGGAGAGGGAGGTTAGGTGGCGTGAGGGTAGCCGCTGGGGGGTGGTGGGGCGGCGCGCCGAAGTTGGCACGAAACTTGCATGGCGCGAGAACCGGGATTGCGGCACAGGTTCTGCATGGAAAAAGTTGGCACGGTTCTTGCACATATTGCGTGCCCCGCGATTGGCACGATTTTTGCACGGCAGGATTCGTGCCAACATTGTGCATGCAGCGATCATGCCAACGTGCTTGGTACAGTTTTTGCATATCGAGCATGTCGGCATGAAACATGCATGTGAATCGGCGCGCTAAAACATGTTGCGTTTGTTGTTGGAATGTGTTATGTTGTGCGTGTTGTCGCGGGGTGCGGCAACACCGGGGGTGTGCCCCCGGCGCTCTTTAACAATCCGGCATGCCGGGATTGTGCGCGTGGTGCGTATGATGTTGGCATGCCATTACATAATGGAGGAAAACACAATGGCAACATATACACGTGTTCCAGACGGCGAAAAAATCAACCGGACAACGAATGTCGATGGATCAATCGTGACCGTAACGGGCGGCATTCGGCGGAAAGCCGGAGCTCCACAATACCGGTTCGAGTGGGTATTGGATTTCAATGGTGTGACGAATGACGAACTGTTACAGCTTGCGGCCCGGACCGTTGCAATCGCGTACCAACGCGTGTGGCGCGATTTGGCCACAGATGTGGAGCGTATGTCGTGGGAGCCTCCCACAGTTCGTGAGTATCTGGACACCGAACGCCGGCGTGGTAGCGTTGGCGGAATCGCGTCAATCCAAAAGCAACTTTCTGAATGCAAAACAGAGAAGGAAAAAATCGCAAAGCTCAAAGAGCTTGGAATCCTCTGACATACCAACCATTGGGGTGCGGGAAACCGCACCCCATTTTTTTGCCCGGCAGTTCCGACCTACTAGCAGCAACTAACCAAAACCCCTCCCGCCAGCACAAATGGGCATAATCGCGAGAGAAAAAATTTCGCGGGAAGTTTTTTCTATGGAGTGTGCACGCATGGGCATGGCATGAAAATTGCATATGCAAAAAACGTGCCAACAACCGGTTTGGCCTCCCCGCCCAACAACACACCGGTGGGTTTGACATTTCCAAGAAAACATGATACGTGCATGCCGGTGCATGCCGGGTTGACAACCCAAATGAAATATGGTAGGCCCGTGTTGGGTGTGCATCCGTGGGCTTGACAAACGGGAGGCATTTATGTTATTGGACAACACACACCAATGTGTTTGACAAACGGTCCGACTTGTGATATGGTTCACGGATGGTGTGTATTGATGGGTTGGTAAATTGTTTTATGGTATTCATTTATTGTCCGGGTGTGTTTTTTTTTTTTTTTTTTTTTTTTTTAAGAGAACACCCCAAAACAATTTGCATGCACACCAACACACATAAGCACAAGAGGAAACAAATGCGCAAAGGTTTTGTTCACAATGGCAATTGTTGTCGCAATTGTAGCTACTGCGGTGGAGATGGAGAAGAACAACAAAAACAGCCATCCCCCAGCCACGTCCGAAGGGTAAGAGTGGAGCTGGAGAAGTGGAAAGCAGGAGAGAGGAAGTTCCCCCCCAAGTTTGTGTGGGCGAACTCCCAGCCCCCGCAAGCGTTTATTAGGCTGTACAATGAGTTCGGCCTTCAAGCACAAGCATTCCATGCACAGAGACAGCCGGGCCGCCCCAGGCAGCGAATGGCCACTGCCCGCCCCAGGCCTTACCAGCCGAAGCTCCCAATGAACCTCATGCAGTTGCAGAGAAAGCGCTTCACAGCACGCGCACAATCGAGCAAGCAGCGCCTTGCCAGGCTGCGTGCTGGGTTGTTGCTTTGGAAGCAAGGACACAAACCCTCCCCACCTCGGTTTGCAGGTAAGCCCACTCCAGCAGTCTCAGCGCTGTTCGCTGAGTTTGGTTTAGATCCATGGCAGTTCTGCCTACCCGGCAGGCCAGACGTGCCGGATCACTTCGAGAGTGATCTCCATGAGTTCGCCTCGACGTGTGAGAGGATAGAAGCTACCCTCGAGCGTGCATCTCCCATACAGCGGGAAGGTCAGAAGCCCAGCCAAGAAAACACGGAGGAACAACCACATGCAAACGACTGATCCGTTTGAAGAACTAGCACAAGCCAGCTCCGCTGGCAAGCCCCTTGAGCATTCACAGCCACAGCAGCAGGCACCCGCCCCAAGCCGTGAGGCGACCATCTACCAACCAACGAAGGCCGACCTAGAGCTATCCAGGCAAGAGCTGCTAGCCCAGCTCCCAAACGAGACCAACCCCCTTCGCCAAGCGTTTCTCGAAGCGCGCCTTCGTTCGTTGGGGCAGCACGCAAGCACTTCCCCTCCCACGGCAAAACAGCAAGAGCCATGCAACCAAAGATCACTCCGCGAGATCCAATCACAGCTTGCCAAGCTAGAGCGCCAGCTCGATACTCACCGAGAGCATACGCTTGCAGAACTCGATCGGTTTGAACGCCAGGTACGCAAGCGCATTCATAAGATCGCATCACTCATCTCTAATGACAACACCAACGAAACCCGGGGTTGATAAGACGTTTCATATGTGTTAAAATGGGCGCGTGGCTAGCCGTTGGGGCAAAGCCACTTTCCCCAAACCAACGGAGGGCATTGCTATGGAAAAACCGGTCTATATCCAGCGCCTAGAGGCAATGGGCGCCAAATATACTCCCATAGACGGGATTGACGCTTGGACACTTCCCTGCGGAGCCATTGACTATATGGCCCATTGGGAGGGAACGACATATGTCCAAGGATGGACTGAAACATGCGGAGTGCGTGAGTGCCCTTACTGCGGCGAGGGGGACTAATGTCCCCTTGTATGTCTTGAACGTCTCAAATGTTATAAACTTTATAAAGGAGGAAACAAATGGATGTAGTTCTTGAGTTCTACCACGGAGACCTATGCGCAACAGGACCAGTTATTAGGGCCGAGATCGTAACCTCGGCCCATGAGGCTACTAAGGTAGCACAGGAAATGGCCAACTATGATTGGCCATTCTCCTGGGGAGTCGCTAGCCTCGAGTATCTCCAGGCAACGGCTCAGAAGGATAGAGTGCCGTATCCGGAGGCACCTGAGCTCTTATCCATCGGCAGGGCAGTCGAGACTGCCCTAATCAACGCAGGCCGGCCAAAAGCGGCTGGTGAAGGATGCGTCCTTATTAAGGGGGCAAGACGTTAGCTCATCTTCACTCACACTTACAACCTATTACCAACAACAAAGGAGGAAAACACAGTGAATAAGAAGCAAAAATGGCCAGAACCAACGGTCGAGGAGCCCTCAATGGAGGATCTCGAGGAGATGATCTTCGATGGAGACTGCTGGGCAACAGACGGCTGCCCAATAGAGCCAGACGGAACTTGCCCTCACGGTCATCCCAGTTGGCTACTTCGCCTGGGATTAATCTAACATAATAAATTTTGAACAAAGAGGAAAACGGAGGAAACAATGAACACAGAACTATTACAAGAACTAGCTATTATGGCTATAGAGTTCTTTGATTATGATGAGAACTTACTTGAAACCCTGGGATGCTCGGAGAGTGATCTTCGAGATATTTATAAAGACTTATTGAGCAAAGAATATAAAATAACAGCAGAAAAAACAAACAAGATCAACGGAGGAAACGCATGAACGCTCTTATAACCCCACTTCCCAACGGCGTTGCTATTCGCTTCTACAATCACTGGAAAGAACTGGTTGAGGACAAAACAGTTCTTATAACCCAGTTCTCCCACCCGGTTAAGGATGTCGATCCAGCACTCCGGGAGCAAGACCCGGAGGCAATCCTTGATTGGTTTAGGAACAAGGGATACGTCTAACATACACACCTATCAATAAATCGGAGAAGACATAAATGAAAAAACAAAACAGAAAACGCCTAGACATGGCAATAAAGGCTGCAGAGGAACTTACTCAAACATGCCCCGACTCACTTCATAAGCGAAGGGCCGTCATAGCCAGCATTGGAGTTATTCTTGAGGAAGTCGGGCTTGGAATGCAAAAAGATGCCCAGAGCGCCGCTAGTGATTGGTTTGAGCCTACCGAGATCGAGCACCTTGCAAGCAAGTTGTTTAAGGAGATCACTAATTTAATCTACTGTCTATTAATGTGCGCAGATATAGGACAGTTAGGGCAAGATCATGATAAACATCGCACACATTGATGAGGAGTGGGAGGCTAGGCAACTAGCCTCCCTTCTCCAACGTGGTGACTGGCATAACCACTGGCGGCTGCAGAACTACATCTACCGCCGCAATATATGGGAGAGCCAGCTAGAGAAAGATCCAACTTACGGAACGCTGTGCCCAGAAGCGGACTTTTTACCAAAGGCATGATAGATAGAGGACTTAAATATATGGAGAAAAAGAAGATAACAGCAATAAAGGGGTTTGACCAGAACTGGAAGTGTCGAGATTTCCAGTTCGAGGTCGGGAAGACTTACAAACACAATAGGCCAATAAGAGTCTGCGATTCTGGGTTTCATGCCGTAGAGTATCCATTGGATGTCTTCATACACTACGATCCTGCTAACAGTAAGTATGCGATCGTTGAACTAAGCGGAGAGATCGATACACAAGAACAAGACTCAAAAATCGCAGCGTCACGCATTGCAATAAAAGAAGAGATAGACATTTATGGAATTGCAAAGCGCGCCGTAGATTGGATCATATCAAAAGCAACGCGCGTGGAATCTGCCACAGAGACCCGGAGTGTCGCGATCAATACTGAATACCAAAACGCCGCGACAAATATCGGAAAACATAGCGCTGCAATCAGTACCAAAGACCGAAGCGCCGCAACTAACACAGGGACCCGGAGCGTTGCGGCTAATACTGGAGATTGGAGCACAGCGGCCAATACGGAATACAGGAGCATCGCGGCCAATACTGGGGACTGGAGCGCTGCGATCAATACCGGACCTCAAAGCGTTGCAAGTAGTACTGGGGTCGAAAGCGCTGCAGTTAATGCTGGGAACCATAGTGTCGCGGTCAATATCGGATACCGAAGCGCTTCGATCAATACAGGGTACCAAAGCATAGCAATCAATACCGGAGATGAGAGTGCCGCAACTAATAGCGGGGGCTGGAGCGTCGCGACCAATACCGGATGCAGGAGCACTGCGACCAATACCGGAGACAAGAGCGCCTCAGTCAATACCGGAGACGAGAGCGTTGCAGAAGTATCAGGAAAAGGATCTGTTGCCCTAAATGTCGGATATCAAGGAAAGGCAAAAGCTTCTAAAGGCTGCGCAATTGTCTTGTGTTACTACGATAACAATGGAGACCTGATCCATATCAGGGCCAGTAAAGTAGGAGAGAACGGCATAAAACCGGATACATGCTATTGGTTAAACTCAAAAGGAGAGTTTGTGGAAGCCAATGATGATTAACACTACAAGAGGGCCAACATGATCAAAGACAAACTGTTACAGAACAAATGCTCGCGCCGGGGCTGTGTAAAGACCGCCCACCTCAGTGGCCTTTGCAAAGAGCACTACTGGGAGACCGTAGGTAATACAACAGCCTTGGTCCTAATGGGCCGTATTATCAACGAGCTGACCGAAACAGCCAATGCCTACGGTCCCAAGCTTCTCTGTGACCTCCGTAGAGAGCTGGCCGATGCGATTAACAGGGTTGACAAGAACCTTGCAGAATGGGGAGTTGGTAGAGATCACTACTAAAATCTACCACAAACTGAAAAACAAAACATCTTGCCAAGAACTACTAAAAAGATTACCAGCCGCCTAGACAGCGATCCTATCAGGCACAAAGAAAAATGCCAGAAGTGCGGAAAACAATTCACAGCAAGCGTAAGGAGAACTAAAATGCCAGTAGTTCATTGTAAAAAAGCGCCTTATGATGTCTACATTGGCCGCCCGTCGAAGTGGGGCAATCCCTTCGTCATAGGAAGGGACGGAACACGGGAAGAGGTCATAAAGAAATATAAAGCCTGGATAAAAACACAGCCTCATCTCATGGCATCACTGCATGAATTGAAAGGCAAGACCCTCGGCTGTTGGTGCGCACCAAGGCCTTGCCACGGTGATGTGCTGGAAGAACTCGCAAGAAACGCACCGGAGATTAGCTGATTTCGCAAAACTTAGCAAAATCAGAAATTCTACAATATAACCGAAAAATAGCCTCAATCATGGGGGTTGACAAGGCGGTTAACATGGGGTACAATGTGTTTGCACTAACCGAACAATTTTTGAACAAAGAGGAAAACAATGACAACACATCTTATGCTATCTCATATAAAAAACATAAAGGCAGCTATCTGTCGAGGGGCTGTCTGGGTTATTCGGACACACACAAAGGATGGAACGCCTTTGTGGTCTTCCGAATACCTATCTAGAAAAGAAATAGAGGATCGTCTGACTCGCAACCTCCCAGCTGACGTGCGGGAGGACATTCTTGCCTACCTAAAAAGGTGGAATCCCCGATGAACCTGCGCGGCCTTAGATGGAACCCAGACGACCTAACATGGCGCTTAATTCTAGAGCGCAACGGGCGACCCGTTGATTTAGGAGACTATAAAAATCTCTACAGAGCGCTGCAGGCTCGCGACCTAGCTCTAAGCATCGACAAAACACTAGCATTGCCAGAGCAGAAGCGCGGACCGGGCCGTCCACGTAAGAACAAACGCCAGTCGGTGCGTGTGCCGACTAGCGTGCATGAAGTCGCAGTCCAAGCAGCCCTGGCTGCTGGGCTCGATCCAAGGGGGCTTCGACCGAGGCCCAGAAAACGTAACCAAAAGCAAGGAGAAACCAAAAGATGACTGCACAGAAGGTAACTGCAAAAATTCAGAAACCCGCAGAAGGTGTGTCCGGCGATCCTGTCACCATCGAGTACGACTTTGGGGACAACCTGAAGGAGATGTGTGACAAGTTTGGTGAGGATGTGGTCTACAATCGGGCCAAGGCCAGCTTCACCATCGACCTACAGGCCGCTATCCGCCGGCACATTCAGGCAGGCAAGAAGCCCAAGGAAATTCAGGCCGCGCTTGCCAATTGGAAGCCTGGCTTAAAGCAGCCTGGTAAGAGCGCTGCGGAGAAAATCCGCGACATGCTGAAGGGAAAGACCGAATCAGAGAAGAAGGCTCTGCTCAAGGAAATCGGTCTGCTCTGACGAGCAACACCAACAACGAACGGGAGGGGCGCTTGGCCCCTCCCATTCTCAATAAAGGAGAAACAACCATGGAAAAAACAAGCCTAACAGCACGTGAGCAGGTTCTGCTCGGTATAAGCAAGGGGCTACTCGACGTAATCGACAAGATCGATGGAATAGGCCACCTAGCATATGCTATGGTGGAACTAACAAAAAGTGAACTCTCTAGGCCCGGCGGCCAGCCGGATATTTGCCTAAAGCTCCTGGAAACCATATGCATACTTACTCGTGACACAGATGATGTAAACGCCTTCCGTGAGGCAGTCAGAGAATTGCTAACCAGAGTAGTTAAAGGTCTCAAAGAAGAGGAAAAACAAAATGCAAGAAACGAAGATCGTAAACCTAACGCTTGAAATTCCTAGCATGGGAATTTGTGTAGAAACAGATATAAGCATAACCTACAACATCGAACCCCCGGCTAGAGGAAAGCGTGATAGCTTGGGAGTTCCGATTGAACCTGATGAGCCTCCGGAGGTGACAATTCTGGACCTACCGGCGTGGTTGGAGCAAAGTGGCATGTCTGATCAGATAGTTCAGCAGCTAGAAGAAGCCCTTGCGGAGGAGCACTATGGACTCACATAAGCCAAAAGTGTTCGTGGTTAACATGAGTGGTCACGACTATAGCGCAGCAGAGCGGTTTGGTGATCTGGTATTCATAACAAGAGGCCCCATAGATCGCTATGATACAACAGCTATGTACATGGCTGTGGTAGAGGCAATGAAGACCAGCAAACCAGATGACTACATCCTAGTAACCTCACTAAACGCACTATGTGGCTTAGCCTGTGCTGTGTTTGCGAGGATGCATGGGAAGTTAAACTTTCTACTATACCGAAAGGGCACATACATCGAACGTAGACACGATATAGATGCCCTCATATAAACACAACCACAAAGAGGAGAAAAAACGATGGATGTTGGATACTTGATACTCGAGAGGATAGAAAAGACGGACTCATTTGAGGAGTTTGTATTCACGATGTCGGATCTTATAATAAAACTATCCAACAGCAATGAAGAAACAATGATCGCCCATCGTGAGTCGCTGATAAAGTGCGTAGCTGGCCTAATGATAGGCATCGCCCCAGTTGCAGCACACACAAACTGGGATGCTTGCAAGAAGCTGCTACGGAAAACTTATGAAGACTCAAAAGCACAAGGACCAATACAATGAAATACATAGACAACACAATGATATCAACCTATCGTAGATGTCCCCGTGAGTTCTACCTCCGACATGTAAAGCATTGGAGGCCGGAGGGAACCGCACTACCGCTTGTCTTCGGCTTAGCCTGGCATGACGCATTAGACATCGTTTGGGGTCTGGCTAGCAGTGGGCTATCAGATATAGAACTTCGCGAGGCTGCTTGGGAACGCTTCTGTGAAACGTGGGAGGCGGAAGGTCTCCCACCCTCTGACCAACTAACCATGGAGCAGCAAGAGCTGCTATCCCCACGAACGCCGGGCAACGCGCGCGAGATGCTAGCTGCCTACATCGAGGAACGAAGAAACCAGCTTCGCAGGTTTAGAATCCTAGACATAGAAAAGCCCTTCGCAGTTCCTATCTTCAACACAGAAGGGCCTGGTAGCGTCCTCTACGTTGGTCGGCGGGACAAGCTGTTCTCCCCACCCAGTGGTGGAGTCTATGTAGGCGAGCATAAAACAACGACCATGTACTCCAAGCGTGGAGGCTTCCGACAGTCATACCTGGATAGCTTCTCTCCAAACAGTCAGGTGGATGGCTATCTATTCGCAACCAACATGGAGCTTGCCGCTGAAGGCAAACGTGTTAGCGGCGTATGGGTAGACGTAGCACTGGTCCACAAAAGTGAGCGTGTGTTCAAGTGGCTACCAATTGATCGATCGTTGGCAATGCTTGATAGCTGGCTTGTCGAAACTCGCATCTGGGTTGAGAGGATTCTTGTGGAGATTGCCAGCAACAAGGTAAATGGTGACGCGGTCCCCTTGACAGGCTTTCCGAAGAATACTGACAGCTGCTTCCGGTATAATAAGGAGTGCCCATACAAAGACCTGTGCCGTATGCGTCCTGATGTTAACAAGCTGGACGAACCTCCGCCGGGCTTCGTATACGACCCTTGGAGTCCGTTTGACGTGCTGGAACTTGAAAAACTGGAGGAAACAAAGAATGCCTAACGCAAAAGACCTAAAAACAAGCAACAAACATCTATTCTTCATCCTAGGACCAACTGGCAGCGGGAAGACCACCCAATTCCTAACACTGCCTGGGCGCAAGTTCATGTACCTATTCGACCCTAATGCGGTAAACAGTATAGCGGGGCATGATGTGGACTTTGAGCAATTCCTCCCAGATCGCCTAAACCTCGCTGTTTCCTCGCTGAAGAAGGGTCTGGGCGATAGGCCATCCCGCGCTGTGACTAACAATGCATACATCGAATGGGAGCGTGACTTTGAAAAGCGTCTTTCGGAAGGCTTCTTCAACACCTACGACGCCATCGCATTCGATAGCTGCACAACCCTCCTGGACATGATAATGGACCGTGTGCTAACAATCAATGGTAGACCTGGTCAGTGGCCTAATCAGGACGACTATGGACCGCAGATGAATACATTTACCAACATTGTACGCACTGCTACCAGTCTTGGCAAGACCGTCTGGTTCACCGGTCATGTTGAGCCACGAAAGGATGAAATAACTGGACGCTTGTTCAACAGTCCCCTGCTAACAGGTCGCCTTAAGAGCAAGCTCCCCCTTCTGTTTAGTGACATCTACATAGCCGAGGCAACCAGCGATCGCGAGGGAAGAGTAAAGTACACCTTACAAACTGTGCCAGATAAGATGAATCCCCTTGCCCGATGCTCGCTGAGAGGACTTGCACCATGGCAGGATGTTACACTAAACATGAACAAACCACTAGAGGGGCAAGGACTGGGCAAGTTCTTAACCAAATGATGGAGACAAAGCTATGAGCAAGAACAGAAAGTGGTGGCAACCGAAGAACGAAAAGCCGGGCTTCCTCGGTGTGCTTCACGCAGTAAAGAACATACCAGTTGAAGCGCTGCGACGCCTCCTAAACAGCATCGGCGCAAATCCAATGATCGGCGGAAAGGATCTTGCACGAAGAATCATTGACATGTTAGTGATTCTTCTCGGAATCCTATCCCTCGTGTGGTTTATTAGCATGCTCTCCGGAAATCCGATTGGAGGGCCTGTGCGGGTTTGGCTAACAGAATAATTTTTGAACAAAGAGGAGGACAAGCAGCCACAACTTGGCCTGGCCAGCCATAAGTGTATACAATAGTAAACAACCAACGGAGATAAACAAATGCCATTTGTAGACATGAATCTTGACGATGTGAAAGAAGCCACAGTAGCACCGGAGGGCTACTATGAGCTCGTGGTTAGTGAGGCTTCCTTGGAAACTTCCAAGAGTGGCAAGCCCATGATCCGTGTTATCCTGGACTTCGAGGGACGCCCCGAGTATCGTAGTGTATGGCACTTCATCTCACTCCCCTCCGAGGATGATGAGCCGGATAGTGCAAACTTCAAGCGTCTCATGCTGAAGCGCTTCCTGGTTCACTTCAACATCCCATGCGATGGGGGGTTCAACACGGAAGACTTCCTCGGCGCGCGGGCAGAGTGCTTCGTCAATCAGGAGCCGATTGAAGGTTCTGATGATGTTCGGAACTCGCTGCAACTGCCTCGGTTGCCGAGTGAGGATTCCTAACACAACCAACAAACAAGTGAAGGCAGCCCCAAAAGGGCTGCCTTCATTTACTCCCAGGAGACAAATCATGCAGGAACCTAAGCTTGAACGAATCCATATAACATTGGATCAAGAAACACACAGGAGGGTTATTGAAACTCTGCCATACGGAATTCGCAGTGAGGTAATGCGTTGTTTGCTGCGGAAGTTGGTCGATCAAATAGATAATGAGGGTGGCCAGCTTCTCGGAGCTATTCTATGCAACACCTTTCAATTTGTGAAAACGGAAGGAAGTGGCAATGTCTAAACAACTAACAGACATCATAAAGCCAATGAGCGAGTGCTCATTTGAGGAAGTTCTCGAACGTGTCAGGCAGATGCGACGACAAAAGTACATTGCAAAGCCAGCCACAAAGCGCCGTGTTGCAAAAAGCAACAAGCGGAAGTTCGATCTAGAAAAGAAAAAAATGCAACAACTTGCTAGCATGCTAACCAAAGAAGAGCTCGACAAACTGATGGGGGAACTCTAATGGCATTGAAACAAGTCAAGCTAACAGACATAACCGTTTCTGAGCGGTTTCGGAAAGACCTAGGAAACATTGAAGACCTAATGGCCTCAATTGAAGAGAAGGGCATTCTGCAACCGGTGACTGTTGACCAAGACCTAAACCTTCTCGCCGGAGGCAGACGCTACGAGGCAGCGCGCCGATTGGGCCTTGAGAAAATCCCAGTCCTCGTGAGAAAGACAGAAGATGAACTCGACGCTCGTGAGGTTGAGCTTCTAGAGAATGTCATGCGAAAGGATATGACATGGAGCGAGAGGGCTCTCCTAGTAAAACGCATTGCAACACTGTACAAAGAAAAAACAGGAACAGACTACGGAAAGCGCACAGCAATCGCTAAAATGCTAGACAAAAGCAAAGGCTGGATAACCAGGCAGCTACAGCTGGCTGATGCTCTTGAAGCTATACCAGAACTAGCTGAGGAAAAAACTGAAGACGATGCCTTCAAGCAGCTTCAGCGTGCAGCTGAGGATATTGAAGTTGAACAACGTCGCGAGCAACATCGAGAGCAGATTGCTTCAAAGTTTGGCATCGACCTCTCAGATCTATCTGGTATCGATCCAGAACAGTTCCTCAACGATAGCGCAAGTGGTGAGCACGAGCGAACTGCCATTGACTGGCTAGCGATAGCAGAGGCGAACTACTATGTATGCGATGTGTTTGAGGGGCTTAAATCACTAGAGCCCGGAAGCTTCCAACTGCTGGAAGTTGACCCTCCCTACGGAATCGACCTGGCAACAGTTCGCCAAGAACGAAACGAACACGAACTGGATCGCTATAATGAAGTATCCAGCGATGAATATCCAGAGTTTCTCTCAAAGCTCTGCCAACTGTGCTACCGTGCTGCAGCAGAAAATAGTTGGATGATCTTCTGGTTCGGTCCAACTTGGCACTGCCAGGTTCGAGAAGCCATCTTGGCTGCCGGCTTCAAACTGGACGACATACCAGGTATCTGGGCTAAGCCCTCCGGGCAAACCAACCGCCCAGATCTATACCTCGCCAGATCATACGAACCATTCTTAATAGCTCGCAAGGGCTCGCCGACAATTGTCAAGAAGGGGAGATCAAACATCTTCTCCTACCCAGTCGTACCACCGAGTGAGCGCTACCACTCAACTCAACGCCCCATTGATCTAATGGTTGACATACTTGAAACCTTCGGATACCCAGGCACTCAGGTGCTGATACCATTCCTTGGTAGTGGTGTAACACTACGGGCTTGCTATAAACTCGACATGATGGGAATTGGCTGCGACCTTGATCAACGAAATAAGGACCGATTCATGCTTCAAATCGAAAAAGACATATCGGAGGGACTTTATAATGAGTGAATTAAAAGTGGTAAAACCAATGATCTTCTTAGTTGGTGCCGCAGAAGGGCCTGACGACATTAGAAAGCAAAACCTAACAAACCTACGCTTAACGTATGTAGCCTTAACAAGTGCGGATAACATAGTCCACTGTGAAATCCTCGTAGACGCCGCCGCACAGCGCCTTGGCGACTGGCGTGCACGGGCTGTAAAGAGCCGCTTCTACCTCGAGCGCTCCGACCTAGTCGTGGTGGTAGATACGCAGCAATCTCGCATGTCAGAGGAAGTGCAGCTCTGCGTACAATGGGCTGACAGTATGCGAAAGCCTGTTCTCTTACTTCCCCCATACACACAAGCAATTCCACCGGAGGACGATCATGTTTGGACTGGAGAAAACTAAAAAAACAGTAGGTCCAGTCGGACAGATTGATGCCAAGATAGCCCTTGTCGGCGAGGCTCCCGGTGTGTGGGAGCTGCGCGCTGGCAAGCCCTTCGTCGGACCGGCTGGAAGCATCCTAGACGCCTGCCTGCAAAACGCGGGAATAGTTCGTAGGGACTGCTATATAACCAACGTGATAAAAGAACACCCTCCAAAAAATAACATAACCCCCTGGTTCAACGATAGAACAGGGTTCACACAAAAGGGGCAGGAATATGTGGAGGCACTGCGAGAAGAGCTAGAAAAAACAAAAGCAAACGTGTTTGTAGCGCTAGGTAAGGTAGCAATGTGCGCACTAACTGGCCGTAAAGATATAATAACCCGCCGCGGCTATGTAATGGAATCCACCCTGTTGCCTAGACGTAAGGTCTTGCCAACAATTCATCCAAGTGCGTGCCTACGCGGTCAGTATGTGTATCGCTACTACATTGCATCCGACCTGAAGAAAGCGCTGGTCGAGAGCGACTTCCCAGAAATTCGCTACCCAGAGCGAACTCTCATTGCAGATCCAGGGATAACACTGCAACAAGCGCTGGAAAACCTTGACTTCATAGCTTCACACAAGCGTGTGGCGTTTGATATAGAAGTAATCGAATTCCAGGTCTCGTGCATATCATTTGCAACAAGCCCCGACTGGTCATTCTCACTCCCACTTCACAGGCGTTGGACTGAGGTTGAGGAAGCACAACTCTGGCAACGAATTGCTGCTATCCTAGAAGACCCGGAGATTGAGAAGATTGGCCAAAACAGCCTGGCATTCGACTGCTGGTTCCTCGCAACAACATGCGGCATTATAGTGCGAGGCACACACTTTGACACAATGATTGGGCATTCTATCATATACCCAGAAATGCAGAAGGGCCTAGGCTTCCTCGCTAGCATCTACACACACGAACGCTATTGGAAAGACATGGCAGACTTCAAGAGCATCAAGAAGGAGGACTAGCATGCAATACCAAGAAACGCACGGCAAGAGCTACGCTGTCAACTCAATCTGTCGCTTGTGCAGCAAGCCAATCGACCTACACCACACAATAGTACCACTGGTTGATACGTATGTACACTACAACTGTGCGGTGTTTAGCAAGTACGATAAACTAATAAACATCGCAGGCTCGCTGGTTGAGGCTATTGAACAGGGCGAGGATATTGACCTTGACGAGCTGAGAGAAGACTTATTGCTGGCCCTCGCAGCTATCGATGGCAACTAACGAAATGTCGGGCGATTTGGGCGCGCGTTTCCCCAACCATATGGGGTACCATTACCCAAATCGCAATCGTTGATCAGCGGGCGTGTATGGGCGGGAAAATGGCCATAAAAACCGCCGCAAAAACCAAAAATGAGGATACCAACATGGAACAAAAAACCCTAACATATAACGCTCTCGATAGTGCTATAACATTCGAGATCTTCCAAGCCTTCTGGCATGATCTTGAGGAACAAGGCTACAATGATACATATAAACTAACAACAGACATAATCCCTCCCCTAACATTTATGATGCACAGGGGTATATGTGTTAACAGAGATGCACTCGAACAGGCTCGCAGGGATGTTGAGAGAAAAATTGAGGAAAAGCAGCAGGAACTAAATGAAGCAGCTGGCCGGTATTTAAATCCACTAAGCTCGAAGGACTGTCAAGCTTACTTCTATATAGAACTCGGCATTAAACCATTCACAAAAACAAACGCAAAGGGTCAGCAAACAATAACCTGCGACGACAAGGCAATGCAACGGCTAGCCGTCGGCACTGCTAACCGCCCGCCAATCCCAGCCGCGAAGCTTGTGCAAGAACTGCGAGCGTTGCACAAACTGAAGGGAACATACCTAGACATCGAATTTGACAGGGATGGCCGCTTTCGTTGTTCTGTAAATCCTCGCGGCACTGTTACTGGACGCATAAGCACATCGAAAACAATCTACGGCACTGGCATGAACATGCAGAACTTGCCATTGGAGTTCAAGCGATTCCTAATCGCTGACCCAGGCTTTGTTATGATCGAGGTTGACAAGGCGGGAGCAGAGTGGGTTGTGGTTGCGTATCTAAGCGGCGACCCTAACATGATTCGTATTGTTGAGGAAGGCCTCGACCCACACGCCGCAACGGCAAATCTAATGTTCAACGTGCCTATAGAGCTGATTCAAGAGGAAAATAAACTAATCGGCCACGAGACCGATCCCGGGCGGATTGCAAAGCTTCGGGAGAAGCTTCCCGGGCTTGAGGTTGCACGCTTCCTGCCACGAAACATGAGCTTGCGGCAAGCCGGCAAGAAATCAAATCACGGACTAAACTATGGCGAAGGCCCGCGAATGTTCGCGCTGCAAAACGAAATACCTGAGTTCGAGGCTAAGCGGTTAGTCGATCTATACCATGCAGCCTACCCAAACATTCGTAACGTATGGCACCGCCGCATTCAAAATGAGATGCGCTCTGGACGCGTGTTGATTAACTTCTTTGGACGAAAGCGTAGGTTTCTTGACAAACTAGGCGATCAACTGTTCAAGGCCGCCTACGCCCACGAGCCGCAGTCAACTGTGAGTGATAACCTAAACGTTGGCATGGTTCATATCTACAATGACCGATCACCTGAGATGCTAGACCTTGAACTGCTTGCCCAGGTTCATGACTCACTATTATCTCAGTATCCACTGGCAGACATCGGCCGCCTTGCAGCGTGCATTGCTAAGCAGTGCAAGCATATGAACATACCTATAACAATACGCGGTCGAACATTTACAATTAAGACGGATGTGAAGGTGGGCCTAAACTGGCATGACATGCATGAGCTTCCGAGAACCACAAATGTTGGAGAGCTCAAGCGTGCTTTACAGAAGCTGCCGGAGATTGCGCGGTGACTAGGAAGCTAACCGATTGGATAAATGCGTATAAAGAATACACAAAGAACACAGAACCACCAACTTCATACCACGTATGGACCGGTATGGCGTTAGTTGCTGGGGCTCTGCAAAGGAAGGTCTTCCTAAAGTGGGGCTTTGAGACAATCTATCCAAACCTCTACGTTGTGCTGGTCGGACCAAGCGGTAAGTGTCGCAAAGGCACAGCAATGGGGATTGGGCGAGATATATTCAAGCAGATTGGTCTACCACTCATAAGCGAGTCAATAACTAGGGAGGGACTCATTAGAAGAATGAAAAACTCAGTAGCAACATACCAACTACCTGATGGATCAATAAAGTTCCACTGCTCAGTTATGTGTATGAGCCCAGAGCTAACGGTGTTTCTTCGAAAAGGTGACATCGGCTTTTTAGCAGACCTAACAGACTGGTATGACTCAAATGATGAGTGGACATACGAAACAAAAAATGCAGGAACTGACCAAATTGAGGGGATGTGCTTCACACTGTTAGGAGCAACTGCGGCTGATTGGCTACAGAGTATCCTGCCCTCAGAAGCAATTGGCGGGGGGTTCACGTCTCGGATACTCTTTATCGTGGAAGAAAACAAGCGGCAAACAGTGACCCTCCCAACCATGACAAAAGAAGAACTTCACCTCCGCCAGCTGCTAATCCACGACCTAGAGCAGATAAGCATAATGACTGGCCCATTTGAGCTCGATGATGCTGCAATGAAGGCCTACGATCATTGGTATACAGTGCAAGAGGCTAAAATAAAAAGCAACACCCCACCAATATCTGATCCGAAGTTTGCTGGTTATTGTGATAGAAGGGCAACGCATGTACGCAAGCTGTCAATAATAATCTCAGCTAGCCGCCGAGACAGCCGCATTATAACTGAAGATGACTTCAATACAGCGGTTCGTATGCTAGTGCAGGCGGAGCAGAAAATGCCCGGCGTGTTCTCTGCCGTTGGGGACTCCCCATACAGCGCGTTGTTGGATAAAGTTCTTAAGTTCCTCCAAGCCGTCGGCTCGTGCTCAAGAGCAGACCTAATGACTCGATTCTACCGGGACATGGACACACGCGCACTTGAGGCGGTGGAGACTATCCTCTCGCATATGAAGGTTATAAGAATCGAGGTAAACCCAGAAACAAGGGAGATCTATTACCACTTTACGGGGAAGCGCTAAGATACTGATTAGGACTCAGAGTTGTACCGGTGATACTCTTAACGTAGTTAATAGTCTCTGCTGGCAGTGGCTTCTTCTGTATGTTACCAATGCCGAAGTTGTATATAGCAAGTGCTTTGTCAACATCACCTCCAGCTTGTGACAAGGCAGTCTTGAAATGCAGTGCTGCACCGCGCACGGCTTGGATTGGATCTCTTGGATCAATGCTAACACCATAGCGATCCTTTATGTCCTTTATTGCAATAGGTGTTAACTGCATCAATCCAACAGCTCCAGCTGGGCTAACCTCGTTTGGTCGGAAAGAGCTTTCTTGAAATGCTATCTTTCCAAGGATGCCGGGTGGAAGGCCTAGACGCCTCTCCTCAGCATCCATCTGCTTAGCTACACGAATAGCTTGCTTACGTGGTATTTTATTAGTATATGTACTATCACGCCAGAGCTGCATTGTTTGCTGCACAGGGTTGGTAGTTGCAGCACCCGCATCTGGAATGATCCCCTTACTAATATCACGGCGAAGCTGTTCAAGTGATTCCTCAAGAGGAGTTGTCTCTTCAGACTTCTGACCAAGCACAGTAGCTGTAGGACCGGCAAGCCATGCTATCGCCTTATCTGCAATCTGCTGTTTCTTAATTGGGCTGGCCTTTGACAGAGGTGTTAACAATACCTGAAGAACCTCCGGCTCCTCCATAGCCCTGATGAGAAGATCCTTTGCAGAGTCATTCGTTAAATACTGTAGTAACTCTTGAGCCTTTCGTGAACCAAAGTGTGCAGTCAACAACGATGCGCCGCTTGTCTTATGCCCAAGCTTAGCCCCCAACCTAACAGCTGGCACCTTAATTGCCATCTCCAACAGTGTCCCAGGAAGATCACTTATAACACCGCCCGGGGCAGGCTTTGCAGCCCTGGCTCTCTCTATCTTGATAAGCTCTCCGGCGATTCTCTTGATACGTTGCACATCACTTGGCGGCAAAAACACCTTAAACGCAGCCATGTTGTCTTGCAGCGTTCGTAGAATCTCACTACCAGAAAGCATCCGAAAGCCATCAACATCTGGTGCGCCTTTGAAGCTTTTGTTTATAATGTACTCTTTAATCGCAGTCCGCACGCCAGCCATTGCTTCCCGGTTGCCAGACACAAGGCGGAGAAGTTCTCGCATCGACGCACGCGGGTTGGGTGAGTTCTCAATAACTCGCTTGATCTCTTGCCCAACAGGAGCATCAAGCCATAAAGAAGCTGCAGACACACGCTTGCGAATTGGGCTTGTAGGTATTGGCTTGCGAGAACCTAGTAGAAAGTCTGCAATCTTCTTCCCCTTTACCGAATCTTCAATAGCGGCTCGAATCTCTGGAAACTCATCCAACAACTCAGCATTACGCTGGAGAAAACGCTTGGCATTTGCTACGACAAGGTTACCTTCTGTGTCAAGAGCTTGATTCAGGAACCCTTGCTTAACCACATCAGCAACTTGCTTGCGAACCTTCGGTTCTGCAGCTAGAACTTGCCGAACAGCCGCTGCACCACGAGCGCCTGTCATTTTTTCAAGGCGTTGTAGTGTATCCAGAGGTAGAAATGAGACATCCGCAGTTTTCTGATAACCAAGCAGCTCACCAACGAAGCCTCTGGTAAAGCGCTCGTTTAGATTTCTAGAGAACTCAATAGCAGTCCTTGCGGCATCCCCCGCATCTGAGGCCTCTAGCGCCCTAACAATGGCATCATTAACACGAGACAGAATTCGGATCTTGTTAAAGTTTGGCGCCTTCTTAGCCTGCTCATTAGCGATGTCTTGCATTATTCTCTTCCTAAGCTCTATAACATTCCGTGTCTGCGGTGTCAGTGAGCCTGGTGAGAAGGTTCTGTTCTTATCAAACTTACCGATAATCTTCTCCAAATATCTGGGAACATCCTCAGGCTTACTCTCTGGAGTGCGCTTTGCCAGGATAGCCATAAACTCATCCTGGATAGGTGTTGGATCAATCCGTCTGTTTGGTATCTTATTCCACAGCCTGGTCTCCACTGTACGCGCTTTCTCAAGAGCCGTCTGCAACTTGCTCCGAACAACCAAATTGGCCTCACGGCTTGTAAGCTTTGGCTGCAGCTTGTTAAGGCCACGCTTAACCTCGGTTAGTGCAGCGCTGACGAGATTGTTCAGGTATAGCTTAACAGCTCGCGGATTGCCTCCCCGCAGAAGCAGTTCCTTGGCCTTCTCAGTAGCCTGGTGCTCTCGCTGTGCTATTCGTGCAGCAAGCTTCGGATCTGCCTGCTCGGCTGCCTTCTGCAAGCGAATAATTCCAATATCCCCAGCACGCTCCGCTGGCGGTAGGTCAAGAATATCTGCAAGCATGTCATCAAGGTTCTCATCAGCTGGGCGTTCGGAGAGTTTCTCAATACGTGAGCTAGCACGCTTGGCTCCAAAGGGGATACTGCGCTGTCCTTGAATCAACTCTCGCCCTTGAAACACAAGAGAACCAGCAGCCCCCGGAGCCAGCCCGCCTATAAGTTCTCCAATAGCCCTAGCCCATGGCTCGTCTGGGGCAATATCTTCCGCAATCAAACCACCAGCAGCACCACCAGCAACGGCTGCAACTTCTCGCCCAACAACAGCAGCTGGCCGCTGTACCGTTTCAAGAGCAAGCTTACCCATTGGTGTAACAGCCTCAGCCCCACGCGCTGCTATTCGCGCACCAGCAGCAGCTTGCCCAGCAAGAGGAACAACTGTTGATCCGAGGTCTTGTAGAAATCGGCTTGGAAAATCTTGCCCCTCTTGCCCCGGCGGGTGGGCCATACCAAGCTCAGCCATCTTCTTCTGAACGAACTGCTTCTCTGTAAATGGATCAATGAAGATTCCGAGAAACCTAGCAATTCCCGTGTTAATCTCATTTACATAGTCAAAAAACCCCTTATCCCGAACCTCACGATTGTCCTCGATATCAGCTCGCAGCTTGCTAAGGCGTGCTTCAAGATCACTGCTCATAAATCAGTACCCGAGTTGGTTAAGCCTTTCAGTAAGAGCTTTCTTCTCATCCTCACTTAGCATATTCACATCAATGTCTGCTAAGTCCTCAACAGGCATTACGCGGATGCGGTCAGCGAGTGTTGGCATGCTAGGTGCTTGCACCCCGAGGCGCTTAGTTGCAAACCGCCTGCGTTCGATAGCAGTCTCTCTGAGAGCACGCAGCTTCTTAGCGGCCACCTCCGGAGCGGTGAACCACTCATTTGGCGTAGGAATCATCTGTCTATTAAGCTCCTGCTCATAGATCGGAATTCGCTCATTATTAGCAAACGCAGCTTGCAACATTCTGCTAAGTGTTGCAAGCTCAGCACGTGCCTTCGCTGTCCTGGGGAAGGTTATGCCTCCAGGCCATGGGATGTTGCCTGTTATATAGTTCCAAAGCTGCCGAGCAGCGCTGCCCAAGCCAATTGCCTTTGGCAGCTTGAAGAACACACGATCAAGCAAATCAACGGCTTCCTCATAAGCGAACGTTCTATCCAAGAGCTGCTCTCGGGTCTTAGCACTTATAGGTACATTCCTAACAACATCGCCAAAGCGGTCAGTCGCCTCATTGAGAGCGCGAACAGTTGCTGGTATTGGGTCTGGAGCCTCACCAGAGCGAACCAGTTCTGCGGCTCTGTCAAGAACAAAGCTCAGTACCTTTGGATCAGGCCTTGTGAGTGGATTACCCTGCGCGTCGGTTTCAGTTAGATGGCTAATAGCAATCCGCCTAATAGCGTTTGTTGTTTCATTCTTTAACTTACCCGTTGGGTCAAGAATGTCACTCTTACCGCCGCCCTCCGCTTGTGCGGCCCTGAGCTGCAGTGCATCCTTTGGCATACCGCCAGGTGGGCGCTTTACACTTCTTCTGATAAAGTTACCGTTTGCATCATACCAGTCAATTGGTTTCTTCTCCCCCTCACTTGCTAAGCGGAAGTTCCTTCCTGGGAATGACTTCTTCAATACTTCAGGATTGTTAATCTCATCGGCGGTTAGCTTAAGTGTGAATACAGCTCCGCTATCTTCATCAACAACCTGTGTATCGAAGCGTTCCTGCTCACCCTGCTGATCTGGGAACATCTCACGAGCAGTAGCTGCAAGCTTTATCAACTCATCCGGGTTACTCGCAAGACCGCCAGAAACAATCATACGAATGGCACTTTCAAGGGAATCCGCCTTCTGCAATGTTTGCAGCTTTTGCTGGAAGGCTTCCCTATCACGCTGCTCTAATGCGCGTTCAAGGGCTAGGTCAGCACCCTTCTGTAACCCAGCACCTAACCCAGCGCCAAGACCGCGCCCGAGCATTTCTGGGATACCAACAAACTCAGGTTCATTAACAACGATAGCCATTGTGTTAGCTCCTAGTTACCTCTTAGCAACAGCACGCTCATCTTTGTTGGGAGTAGCTGCCTGTCCAAGACTGTTGCCAACGCTGCCTCCAATCGCAGCACCTATTGGACCACCAAAAGCAGCTCCGATACCTTGGCCAATGCCCCCCAACAGTGGTGCTAGAAGACCTTGTCTACCACCCTTTTGTACAACAAGATTCTCCTTACGCGGGCTTATGATAGCTTGTAGCAGAAGCTGCAGCGCTTGTAATTGGTTCTGATCTGCTGCAGCTTGCAATTGCTGAGCTTCCAACCCAAGCTGCTCATTCCTGATAGCCTGCTCAAACTGACGTGCATCGATATCTGCATTTGCGAGGACACGCTGTAGGTCAAGACCAACTAACTTAACTGCCTGCTCAAATGGGATGTTAGCTACTTGAACAATAGTAGCTAAGTCTGCAATAGTCTGCCTGTTTATACCAGTCTGTTGTTCAAGAGCTGCCAGCGCTGTTTGCCTGTCCAAGGCAAGGGCCTGCTGCCCAAGCTCACCAGCGGCTAGCTGCTGTTGGCCAAGTGTTCTAGCTATCTGATCTGCAACCTGCGCATCTGCGACTCGCTCTTGTGCTTGTCGTACTAGGTCAGCTTGCTCAAGTTGAATTCCAACCTGTTGCCTGTTTCGAGCTTCCTGCGCTGCTTGGAATGCAAGATCTGCGCGAGCCTGTGTAAGTGCTCGAATCAATTCTCTCTGCGCTAACATGTCTGCCCGCTCACGGTCAGAGCCAAAGAACTGTGCCGCATATTGTCGAGCAATCATTGGTAGGACTTGCTCATTAAACTGCTGCAACGCCGGCTCCTGAACAGCCTTCTGGAAGAACTCTTCAAATTGCTGCGGTGTGCCCGACAGCATTTGCTCAAGTGCCTGCTGAGCTTCTGGGCTAAGGGTCTGAGCCTGTTGCTGCTGTGCGAAGGCAGCTCCAGCGGCAACGTTAGCTTCTGGACTTACTTGCAAGGCCCGCTCACGTGCGCCTTGCCCAGCCTGCTGTTGAAAGAGTGTAGATAGCTGAGACAGCAAATCAACTTGTTGCTGCACAGCCTCTCCAGTTGCGAGCCTTCTTGCCTGCTCTGCAAGAGCTGCTAACGAGGTTCCTTGCGCTGGGCTCTGCGATATTTGTGGAATAGCGCCAACTCGCTCAGACACAGGCACATCAACTGGTGAGAATGAAACAACCTGCCGTTGGTCTGCCCGAGCTAGCAATCGTGGGAGGAGCTCTTGATTAAACTGCCGCTGCTGCTCAGGCGTTAGCAGAGATAGCTCACGAACCTCAGTCTTAGCCGGCTTGCCAAGCAATGCCTCCTTTGCGCCCTTGAATAACTTCTTGTGAAACATGCCACACCCCCTAACGGGTTAAATTTTGAACAAAGTTACCATTCACTCTCAAGCTTATATTCAAACAACAACCAGCCCAGCTGAAAGCCTGAACCAACTCCACGCAATCGAAATCTGATTGAATCTCCAACTAGCTGAGACCACTTCCGTACTTGTTGCATACCTGTCGTGCTGATAGCCGACCCAAGAACAGTCCATGTAACTCCCCGATCTGTGCTACACTCCAGGATAACACCAGAGCCAGCCAATAGTAAGTCAACGCTATCTAGTCTAACCTTATAGTGACTATTCTCAAAGTCCTTTGTCTGCATCTCATACACGATAGCAACACCAGCATCTGTATTGGCTGAATAGTCATACTCATAAACAACCCTGTTGCTGGGATCACACAAGAGTGTGGTTGGTGAATTACTCTGCAACAGGGTTGAATCCCAAGAGTAGTTCTGATCATCCCAAGTCCCAACTAGCCCATCCCACGTTTTATCACTTATTCTCTGATAGAATCCAAAGCCTATTATATCATGAGACACCTCACGAAACCACAGAGAATCCTCTGACAAACTATACCTGAGGATATAGCGAAGCTGCCCAGACAATCCTCCAGCATATACAACCCAAATCTCGTCTAGCTCCTCTATATAGATGGCGAATATCCTATGCTTAAACGCTGGATTTATATCGCTGGTTGTTGTGAACATCTTGTTAATAAACTTATCTGTTAGCGGCTCGAAAGAGAAGTCGCCACGATACTTATAAACATTCGCATTACCGATGAATATATGGTAGTCACCCAAGTCTATAACAGCATCATGCGAGACTGGACCCTCACCAGCAACTGTGTCCGTAAAGTTAAACAATCTGTCAGCAGAGCCTACATACTCAATCCTAACAAGTGAGCGCTCTTTGTACACTATAAAATAAGGTCCAAGCTGTGCGCCAGTTACTATGTAGTCTTCACTGGATAGCAAATCTTGGTAACCAGCATTTCCTGTGGACCAATTAGTTGGATTGGCCGTGTCCGACCAGCGAACACGCTGGGGATAGTCAGTACCGCCCTCAGATGTTCCCAGCAACAAAACGTGGTTGTTGAAAATGCCTAGCGCCTTACACACAGTGTTACCACCACTGGGTAAGTTTGGTATATCTATACACGACACTCCATCAAAGCGCTTAGGCTTATCAACCCCATTTGTAAACAGCATCCAGTTGTTGGGTGTGTAGACAACTATACTGATCTGCTTATCTAGTGATCCAGACAAGGCTACCGATTTAACAACGGCGGCACCAACTGGAACAGACCTGCCAACTGGGATTGCATTAGCTATCGTTAGAACACCCGCAGCAACAGCAGTGACTTGTGTCTGATGTTGGGTTCCGTTGTCTAGTGCTATCCCGATATAATCGTTGACAGAAAAGCCAGCCTCCGACGCAACATCAATGCTAGTAGATCCAGCAGACTCTCCTACACTGGCAGTTGTACTCGTCCCATCGCTTACATATTGCCACTCACCAGCGTTCCATACATAGAATGTAGAATCCGTAATGAGGGTTAGCTGACTGGTGTTATCTGTTTTGTAGAACTGAAATGCAGCTCTAGGTGCGCCACGAACCTGCTGACCAAACGTTGTGTAGCCGGTGTCTATCTGCACAAACCCCTGTCGATATTGCAGATTCTTCACATACGATAGCTCATTGTCTGCTATATCAAATGGCGGCTTGTTATCATTGAGCCCACCAGAGAACACTGCAATACGCTTCTGCTGCCATTGCTCCAGGTTTGCACTCTCGTCTGGTCTAGCCATTAGCTTACAATAGCCCTATCAGTAACACGACGCCAATTTGTGCCATCGCTAAACGCTGGCACAGGCCCCCCAGCTTCATCAGACACATATACAAGCCTTCTAGCGTTATTTACTGCACTGGGGAGGGTTGCAACAGTGTAGCTAGGAAGCACTGTATTATCAGCATTATGATTTACTGCATCGTAGATCAAGTCACGCAATGTTATAAGATCGCGCAATAGTGCCTCCAGCGTTGTGTATAGCTCCTGACCACGCTTTATTGTGAGGACTGGATAGCCGTGAGGAAGTTTCTTGTTAGCCACTATCGTCCAACCTTTGTTCCAAAGTACAATCCAACAATACCAGCTACAACATGAGTGTCTAGTGGTGTCAGCGTAAGGCCACGCAATTCACGCCACACGACAACGTCCTTGCCTTCTGTCAGAAACAAGAACCCTGGATTAAATTCAGTGTAGCCAACCGTAACTGACACATCCGGAAAGAATAGTACAGCCAACTTCGGCAGTACAATTACAGAGAACACAGTCATCAACGCAATCCAGCGCCTGGTTATTTGGAATGTTCTGTTTGTCACCTCCCTGGCTTGCTGCTGACCAACTTGCTGCTGCTTCATAGCAGCGAGCATCGCTTGATTACGCTCTCGTGCGAGGGAGAGCATTCCGCTTAGAAGAGTGCTTCCGAGCATTGTTAGGATTTCAAGTGGGAAGCCGTTCATAGTTAGTTATACCATATCGCTAATAGGATCTTATAGTGAATACCGCTAAGGTGCTATCTTCCTGTAATAATACGTTGAGTCAGAAGTTCCACTATTATACAACTGAACATTTGTTCCATCTGATATTATTACGCCTGAGTAGAATGGGCCAGTGCCAACAAATGAGTTAGATATTTTCAACCTAAGGACTGGAACGGGGGCAGCACTACTATTTAGTGTAACTACATAAATCCCAGCAGGTATTGTGTAAGAGAACCCAGCAGTAATAGTCCAATACCCAGGAGCTGCTGGCTCTGTAGTATTGGGCGCAAGCATATCCATGCCGTTGTAGTACAACGCCTGAGCATTCAACGAACCTGCGCCTTTGTTCCCTCCTGAGGGATTGCCAATCCAGACGCCGTTATTAGTGAAATTAAACCCTCCGGCTGCAAATTCCAAAACTCCTGTATTGTTTGTAGTCCCATTAAAAAGACCAATAGCCCACCGAGATGCTGTATTGCCTTTATAGATAAAAAATTTAGGGTTGTTAGCGCCATAATCAGTTGGAGTTAACGAAATAACATCTCTCGCTGCCGTTGAATTAAAACCACCAAAGGTACTGACGCCGTTGTTGTCAATGGTTAAGACTTTTGTCCAAGTGATTCCTGTTCCGCCAGTCCCTGATGGAGCTACTAAGAAATTTATCGCTCCGGCAGAGTCAAAAGAGATCATTTGTGCATAATTATTTGCTTGGTAGTAATAGGCTCCATTGTAGTAATAGTTTTGCCCAACAGTAGTAGTGGCGCTTCCATCATTCCAGAGGGTGCCCAACGCTCCAAACTCTATTGCTGTTCCTAAAGAACCCCAATTATAAAAAGTTGAGTTACCTATACTTATATTTCCATCATTATTGATAGTCAGCGCAGTCATCCAACTTATCGCGTTTCCTGCTATGCCAGAGGGAGCGACATCAAACTTGATAGCACCATTATTGTCTAGTTGGATCTTGGAAGCATACCGATTAGATGCATACCTCCACCCTAAATTGTAATAAGCATTGTTAATAAATTCTGCATACCCAGTACCATCGTCCCAAAACGCAAGGTTAGGGCCTATCTGAAGAGCAGTGCCAGAAACCCATGCATCAAGAGCCGTAACCCCAAACCCGACATGTTGTCCGTCGAAGACGTGCCTTGCAGTCCCTCCAATTGTCCACGTTATACTATCATTCGCAGCCGCCTGTGCATACGTATTTCCATCTACGTCGAAGATAAGCTGATTCCCATTAAGATCTACCGTCTGCAGCTTCCTCTGCGCATTCGCAACAAGGTCATCAAGATTGGTCTTATCAGACGCAGACATGAAACCTGCAGCACTACCAGTGGCCGCTGCGTGCAGTGAGCCTCCACTACGATTACCGTGGCTAGCATCTGTGAAGTTTGTGCCTGCAATCGACCCGGCATTGGTCAATTGTAACACATTCCCACCGCTGTCCTTATAGAACAGCTCTGTGACACCACCAACGTCCTTTGTGTAAGCAAATCCAGTGTTGGTAGCAGTTATCGGATCGCCCGCCTGCTCAAGCAGTGTAACTTTCTTGTGTGCACCATCATTAGCATCCCCAGCCCATGAGTGGTCCACAGAAAGCCGCTCGCGAACATCTATCTTAACCTCACGAATTCGTGAGGCTCCAAGCTTAGCACTCTCTGAATTAGGAGGCAAAGCCTCATAAGCAGAATCCCAAGTTCTTGAAAAGGCCATCATCGTTTCTCCAACATTCTACGATAGCGCTCGCGTTCCCAGAGATCAACAATCCTATCAACACGATCAAGTCGCTTGTCAATAGCAGCAAGCTGTGCGTCTAGTGATGCAAGCTTTGCATTAACATTCCACAGGATACCAGCAACAGCCCCAACGGTCATTATGCTAACTGTCGTTAAGAGTCTCAGCAAAAAGCCAGCAGCGCTGTCACTTATAGGCTTTGTCAAATTCATTACAGACCTCTTGTAAATGGATCTTTCCAATAATCAACGGGGCCAATTGATATGTCATTAGAGTTCACAAGATCAAGGTCTGGCTCATCAGATTCTTCAGCCACGGCATCTCTCAGAGACCTAAGATAATCCCGTTCCCAGTTGTCTGCAGCCTCTGGACGACCAAGGCTCTTGTTTATGTACACTAGCGCTGCGTAGATTAGCAAATCATCCTTATTTTCTAACTCAGACACAGCTGAGCCATTGCTATCAGAGAACTCCGCAGGCCATTTACTGTAACGGAGCTCGATCCTGTAAGCAGCGTCAGGAATCTTCCACAGCTCAATTGTATTCTTGAATCTGGTATATATAGATGGAATTCCTATGATATATCGCTCAGGCTCGGGAATTTGTTTGTCAAACTTTGTATATACAAGCTTCTGCAAACGACGAGCTCGTGAGCTGTTATTCGGATCTATAATCCTAACTGTCAGCAGGTCTCGAATATCCGTTGGCAGGTTATAGATCTTATCCGTGCTTGGTGTGCCAGTTATGGTTAGTGGTTCAGAGAGTTTCACAAACAGCTCATCCCACAGGCGCACACGAGCTATACGCTTCTGTGCAAGATTGAGTGCTCGGGTTAGGCGGCTATCTTGGTCAGTTCGCCCACCTAGCGCTGTGCGAATCTCGCTCTTCAGTTCATTTAGTGTAAGTGTTCCCATAAACGCTCCAGATGATAAAGGATGGGAGGGCCAGAGTAGGCCCTCCCAAGCCTCATATCACCGTGTGCCTATGGCTACGAAGTTCGCAGCCCCTACATTAACGTCAGCCGCGTTATATACCGTTGTGACGTTTCTAACACACGATCGTGACATAGTCAGCCACGACAACAACCCCTTAGAATGGGAAGTCACAGACGATCATGCTGGCAGAAGCGTCGTCTGCATAAGCGCAAATGTGATCGGTCACAAGGGCCGAGACATCTAGCGTCCCATCGGTTGCACCAACTGGAGTCAGGGCATTGCCGTCTGCGCCAGCAGTCAGTGCAATGGTCAGTGTAGCTGGACCCTTAATCTGAATCCAGCCGTAGCTGCCATTTGCAATAGCTGCTTGCAGCACGCCCGCACCGATGTTGACTGAGTCACTGAGGTCAGACGTGACTACACCGGCAGCCATCCCGGCAGCCTGGTAGTAGTAAGCCACACGACCGGCGACTGCAGCAACATTACCAACTCCAGCATTGTACTGCACCCACTTGTAGCACTTATTGCCTTCCCACCGAAGGGTTCCGACACCTTCCAGATCACTCGTGGAGGTGTCGGTAAGGCGAGTGATGAAAACTTTCTTCTGTCCACCAGCCATGATACACCTCCTTAAGCAGTGTCAATATTGTAGATAACACCCTGGCAGCGTCGGCGGGACACTACCAACTCTCCAGCCAAGATGATCTGAGCTGCACGATCATTGACCTGATCGGGAATCGGCTTCCACTCGGTCATATCAAAGTTCAGCATCGGATCATACACAAAGGTCAGGAAATTGGTGTTCAAGAAGTACATCCGATTCGTGATCGAAGGTGACCAGATCATCGGAATACCCTTGAATGTCTGATTCTGGAACCCAACATCTGCCAGCTTTGTGTTCATGACACGGTAGTGGGTGAGTACATTGTCTTCATAGTACTCATACACGGACTGGCTAGTCAAGATGATGTCTGGAGAGTCCATCTTCAGATTATTCATAGTATTGTTCAGCATTGTCCTCATATTGGAAATGCCGAACGTGGCGAATGACTTCCCAGTCATGTTAATGGTCTGATTCCTCCACCAGCTATAGGCAGAAGAGTCAATACCTCCGACTGTGCCAGTAGTTGGATCATCAGCCACTAGGTCCTGAAGACCAGACATCTGCTTACCAGTACCAGTTCCAGCAAGACGAGTCTCTAGCTCGTTAATCAGAGCGTTCCTCGTGTTCTCAAACTTGGCATTCATTAAGCTGATAATCTGGCTCTTACCCCGGTTCTGCTGATCGTCAACACCAAAGCGGACAATGCTAGCCACCAGGTATTTCCAATCATACTTGGCTATGGTCAAGAACTCAAAGTCATTTAGACTAACAGCATCTCCCTTACCAATCCAGGAAATGTTATCGTTCTTGTCGTACTGTAAGGGCTCACTGATAAAACGACCACCGGACACTTCACGAAGCTTGCCCTTGTCCTTCAGCCAGAACCAGAACGGCATGGCATCAAAGACATTATCTCGGACAGTGTCCTTCATCTGCTGCCAAGTGGTCGTGTAGAGATTATCAAGAGCCTCAGTCAGGGTTAAAGGCATGGTTCAATCTCCTTACACGTTTTCGTTAGACAGCGCTGCTTCAAGGTCAGCCATGGTTTGCTCCCACGCGGCCTCAGCAGCATCCTTTGCGGACATTTTAGTAGACTTCGCTGTACGTCCGGAAGTCGGGGTTAGCCCCCCGAAGGCTTGTCGCTTTTTCCCCACTTCGCTAGGGTTGTACTTCTCATCGAGCTCCCGAGCTTTCTTCGGATTCTCAGCACGAGCAAGCTTATATGCCCGCTCAATTGAGATGCCGGGAGTTTCCTTCACGATTGCTCTCAACTCATCCTGCCAGTCCCAGAAGTCCTTGTGTTGAGCTGCGAATTCCTTAATGGTAGTCTTTGTGTCAACCTCCTGCACACCAGTCCTGATCTCATTTATCTGCTTAGCGATCTCTTCAATCTGAGACTTAAACTGCTTACTCAGAACGTTTGTTATATGCTGGGCGAACTCCGCACGAGAGAGGACTTCTAAGTCATTTCCAATATCCTCTTGCTCATCCTCATCATCGCTGTTGTTGTCCATTGATTGCTGGACGGCGGTTTGCTGGATTGTTTGCTGGAGGGATTGCATTCCCTGCGCAAGCGTGCCAACAGTGTTAACTAGTTGATTAAACTGCTCGACACTTACGCCTTGGCTGCCCTCAGCACCATCCCCACCGACATTGTCATCAGTGCTCCCAGGCGTACCTCCGTCAGCGTTGTCAGCGCCGTCAATGAAGTTAAGCTTGTACCGCAAGAAACGATTTCTGTTAATCATCTAAATCTCCTTCGCTGTTTCGTCTTGCTGCATTAAGTGCTGCAGCTCGTTGTTTAAGAACCTCTCGATAGATTGCTATCTCAAGGGCTTCAATCTTCGCTGCTGTTACCAGGTGGGGTTTGTCAACCGAAATGCTAGGTGATCCCACCCGAGGCATTTTTATTGTTATAGTTGCATACTCCAGTTTGTCTGAGACTTCGCCCTCAGATTCCTGATAGACCTTTTTTATCTCATCTGCCAGTGTTTCCATAATGCCCCCTTTGTTCAAAATTTATCCGGTTAGTCCAAAATGTTCGCTCTAACACCCTTCTGCGCACAAACTTCAAGAAGCTGTTTACGATTCTTTATATATATCGGCTCGCGATCCAGATGCTCCCACCATCCAGCGGGGAACATATGCACAGCTGGGGCTATTGGCGCCGACCTGCGGAGCAGGTTACCACACTCAGCACAGCGATCAAGCCCTTCTTCGTTCAAGCGAAAGCATGCCTTGCACTGCACGTAAATCATTGCACAAGCCCCTGTCTCTGCCCTTCAGCAAATAGTGCCTCTAGATCATTTATATCAATAGGCTGTTCTTGGCTACCCGGACCAGCTACCGGAGCCTGCATCATATCATCAAAGGCGACGTTGCCGAGTTCGTTTAGGAAGTACCTGGTCAGACCATCGGGCCGTATTAAGGGATTATCCTTCAACAACTGGTATGCCTGAACAGCAAGCTCCCGCCTGCTTTGCCTTGTTTCCGGAAGTCCAGTGTCGGGATCAACGCTAACCTCATAGCGACCACTCTTGAGCATCGTGCCTGAGAACCGAACCCACACAGGCGCTCCATCAGGGCCCGCCACGTCGATGATGGTTTCCTCATCCCAGTTTTCAAAGATCACCGAGTTCATGTCGTTTACAACTTTAACCAACATATCCGCCATTACATCGCGACGCTCATCTACACGAATGTTAGCAGCTTGCTTTACAACACTAACCTCAGCAGCAGTCGGCTTTCGACTGCCGGGAACGAACTCACCAGCTTCATTACGAGAGAAGCCTAAGTTCTCGCGTACGTCACGATAGACTTGTTCTTCAGCAACTAACAATGATTGCGGAATTTCGCCGGCTTCCATAACCCTAATGGCAGCCGCTGGCGGTACTTTGGTAAATAGAACAGCAGGGGAGTCTTCGTCTAATAGCTTAGCGGCCTCCTCCACGGTCATGCCGCCTTCTTCAACAAGAATACGAATCATTGAGATTCTTCGGTGCTTCATGATCTGTGTACGAATCTCGTTGATCTCCAACTGTTGCGGTTCGAGAATCTTGGAATCAGGAACTCCCCAGAAGACCTCATCATCCGGGTTAAAGATAGCTGAGTAGAATGGTAAGCCTCCATCTATCTGCAGGCCATCTGCGTCGAATAGAAGGACTTTGTCACTAGCGTAAGGTGCTAGGATGATCACGCTTTCTGTTTTCTTATCCCTAATTTCTATCAGATCAACAAGATCATCCTGAACATTCGTTGTTATAGTGCCAAAGTCTGCACTACTTCTGCTGCTGGGCTTTAGATCCTTGGTGTTGGACAATCGAGGATCTTCGCGCACATCGTCTAGCGGCCTGCGAATCCAATGAGCAGCCCAGCGGGCACTTTCCAGGTCTGCTACACCAGCTGGCACAATGAAGTTTCCAGCATGAACACGCATGAACCACGGCATGTTTGGGAAGACTGTGGAGTTGTACTCCAAACGATACTTGCCAGAACGTAGAGGCTCTTGTGTACCTAGCTGATCTGGCGTGGGCGTGAATTCTGCTCCAAAGCCTAACTTACCAATGCCAGTCCCAAAGAGGAAGGTCTCATGAACAATCTGCTTCATGTGCTTCTTAATGTTCATCTGCTGAAGCATCTTGTTATCCACACGCTCAAGGATTGTTGCACGAGCTAGTCCATCAGGTCCTGGACGCTTTGACGTCACGCTTACGCGGGGGTTTCTAAAATATACACGAGGCACAGTTGAGCGGAGCATCTTGAAGAACAGATTAGTTGGCAGGATGTGACCTGACCACTCGCCCCGATAGTATTTCCTCCAAGTGTCCCAACGCTGCTCATGCGCATAGCGCTTGCGGAACTCAACACCCTGCTTGATTTGTGTGAGCCACCAGCTCACATCTGGCTTTCCTCGAGTGTAGCCGCTAGGCATTAAGATACCCCCAGTTTTCTAACTTACGCATATCGTTAGGAACGCGAGCACCAATATCACGACGATATTGGACGTCTTGGATGCCAAGATTACCAATTGTTCGATAAGCTCGTCTGCGAGCCTCATCAACAGTGCGACCTCGCGCAGTGGCCTTGCACACAACTCCATCTGATGCTGCATACTGATATTGGCCGCCATTTAGCATTATATCTGTTAGGAATAAATGCTTCAAGTTTTGCTTGTCAATACCAAGAATCGGCATTCCGGCATCATCACCGCTTGGATCACTATGTGGCCAGGGAGCAACGCTTAATCTAACGGCTATAAGCTTCTCAGTGGTTGGTAAATCCATCTCACGCTTCAACCCCGTTGCAACATCAAATAGAAGATCACCAAGAGGTTCCCGAAGCCCCTCCACAAGGGCTTCAATCGCATCATACCCGAAACGGGGGGTTATTTCAAGCACATGCACGCCCACATCATTGACTATAGAGTTCAGATCCACAGGACCGCGGTATCCAATCTTCCGCAAGAATGGAGTCAGCTTTTTAACCGTATGCTCAACAAGATCACTCTTTCGCACAGGCACAACCACGTTGCCCATACAGCCTGTGTTTGGGCCAAGATTACCCGGCAGGAAACGCTTCTCCTCAAAGGTGTGGTTGAACGGAAGAATCCAATCACGACCATTAAACCAGCCTTCAGTTGAGACTTCCACACCATCAACAATTTGCTGGACAATTAGGTGTTGGTTCTTGTCGTAGGTTGAGAGTGCCCACTCAAAGATCTCAGGACTGCGAACCATGAGTGTCTTCGCTGTTGAAATGTTGCCACTTGGCTTTATAACATAGCCAGGATCCTCCCAGGCACTAAGCAACAAGCGAGCCTCCTCCGGGCTGTTGAATGCTTGTGTCTCTGGAACACGTAAGCCAACACGCTTGAACAGATCCAGGCTCTTAGCCCTGTCCAGCTCGAGCATGTCGGCTATTAGTGAGCAACCAAGTGTTGGGATGCCCATGCGCTTGAATGTTTTCTCATAGCTGCCAAAGCCTACCATATCGCACAGCACAAGGTCGGCCTTTAGAAGTTCTGGCCGCCATGAGTTAACGCGACGAACAAGCCCACGCCCGGCCCGATCAAAGCGCTTGTCTTGAATAAACACAGAAACGCTATGGCCCTCTAGCTCCAGTCGATGAGCAATCCCAAGGCCATCGCCGGTTTTTGATAGCATTAGGATTCTCACAAAACCTGCTCCGCGATTGGCAGCTTATTGCGCTTGCTATTCATTTCGTCTAGAATGCCCTCCAAGCAGAATGGATCACGCTGTGTTGGGCGCAGCCCAGCACTGGTCACATCCCCCAACAGAGTTGCACGAGTCATAGCAACGGTTGCCATGGCAGCTGCAAGCACACAGTCGTCATGACAACCTTCCTGAGCCTGTAGCTTGCCGCTGTCTGTCTCGATGAATGAAGAGAGCTCACTCATCAACGTTGGGCTATGTACCACGAGACCATCGAGCAGAGCACGCCGCAGGCTAGCAATTATCATGGGCCTGCTGCGACTGGTCGTCGAGACGCCGATGTCCAGCAGGCTCTCGTCAAATGGGTTGGCGTTGGGGCGCTTGAAGGCTCTGTGGATTAGGTTACGGGGGTAGATCTTTGTCAACTCATGAACAGTTACCAAGCCGTGGTTATTGCTCTCCACTGACAGCAAGGCCTTGTTGAACATGTTTCCAAGTTCTGCCAACTTGTGCGCGAACAGGTGAGGGGCGACTCGATCATTGACGAACTCCCCAACCTGCTCGTTGAGCTCGAGGCAGATAATCTCAGCTGCTGCGTTGTCCCTCCCGGTGCCACCACTCGGATCCGCCCCGATTACGTACGTATAGTTTATGTTTGGGTGTCCCTCAAGAATGCACAACCCAGGCGCACGGCGCTGCCACCGCTCAGTTGGCTGATAGGTAACAGCGGAGAAGACAGAGTTACCACTAGCCTGGAAACACTCGTCGAGAGTCATTGGGTATTCTTGCTTGAACTTGGACAGATCATAGTCCATTTCCTCAAGCTTATCCCTCCTCCATGCTAGCTGGCCAGCACTAAGTCCGAAGCGCTCAATCAGTTCTGGCTCCTCCCACTCTGGACGGAGGTTCTCCATTAGTGCAGCAGATTGATCATCTGTCAGTTTATAGCAATACTCCGGAAAGATGTGCCAAGGTAGGAAGTGGCACGTAAAGCGGCTTCGACCCGCAGCCGCCCGCATGACACGGTTGTGGTAGTCATTCCCAACACCATTGCCAGTGCTCTCGATCATTATCTCCCCACTCTTAGGAACTGCCTGAAACAGACCAGCAAGCAGCTCTTCAGGCTTCGGCCAATATGCATACTCAGAGCAATGAAGATGGCTGATAGTATCGCCACGCCCAAACATACGCGAACCAGCCGTGCCGATATAGAACATGGCTCCAGTTTTCTCGAAGATAATCTCATTTTTTGACGCGTTCTTGATACGCGGCTTCGGCCCACGGATGTTTTCGAGTATGAAGTGGACCTTCTTAAGCATTCTCTGTGTGCTTGGGATGTCATGGGATATGACAACACAACGAGCGTTGGGCTGCGTTAGGCACACAGCAGCGAATCGTGCGAGCACGTAGGAAGAGACACCCTCCTGCCGCGCCTTTGGAACGATATCCCTGCCAGTAAGTCCGTCATCAAGAATGCGCTGGGCAACGTTGAGCTTGAAGGGGACTGCATTCAGCTCTTTATCAACAATCTGAAAGAGCTCCTCAATTATCAACCGCTCGGGTGTGGCCACACTTCCACCTTAAATTGGAGAGAACATCACATAGGCAACACCGCCTATTCCAGTTACAGTCACACTCAGGTTTGTTGTGAACGCTATCTCACCAGCAAGCGGAACGCTTCGCATTTGATCAGCCCCATCGGCCTTCAGTGTTAGCAGCTCGCTGGCGCTGTCCTCAAGCAGGACGCTAACGTTATTGGTTCCATCAGTTGTGATAATAATCTGGCCAAGAACACCAGCTCCGGTGTGCACTGCAGTCTTGCCGTCAGCAGTTGTAACTTTTACAACACTGTATCGTCTGTGCATAGTGATTCTCCTATTCAGCGAAGGATTCGTCAAAGCGGGCTGCCCGGCGATCTGGAGCCACACCACCAACAGGGGTTATTGGTAGGGCCTGCTCACTGCTAACAGCCAGGCCAGTTGATGCCTGCTTGAACCGGTTAAGGGGGAAGCTAGCAGAGGTCTCCACAGCCTGCCCAACGAAGACTAATCTAACTGGACGAATTGGAAGGGCCTGTTCGCTAGATAGCGCTTGGCCGACACCACGAAGTTTTTGCCTTCCAAGAGGCTGGGCAGCGGAGCTATCACCCGGCTGACCAACAGCGAGTGTGCGGTTGATTGTGATAGCCTGGGCGATGTCTGTTTCAAGGACTTGGTTGAGCGCCTTGGCCTTTGAGCCCAGGGTCGCAAAAGCGCTGTCTGTTTCGAGGGCTTGACCAACTTGTACTGTTTGCCCACCCCCCGCCGCCGCCGCAGGACCTACCGCCATCCACCCAAGCATTCGCTGGGTCGAAGCAACCGCCGCCCAGTTGAGCGTATAGCCATCGGCATCGAATGACGTGACATCAGCAGCGCTCAAGGTACCACTAATATAGTCCTCATGGAGCACAGAGTACGTTATGCTGTACCTTGTGTCCTCGCTGTAACTCGTCGGCCTGTTGACAAGCGCAATGGCAGAATCCGTTGTCACATCAGAAGCGCCCAGGAAGCCCCAGTCCGGTCTACCATAACTAGCCTCAGTCAAATCCCTGCCATCAGCCTGAAACAGTATAGCAGCAGGCTGAAAACCAACACCAGTTATCGACTGCGCACCCGTCACTGTAGGAAATGCCTGGTTGCCAACCTTGAATTGAGGCCCCTTGATCGCAACATAGAAGTGTGAAGCCTGGGCCGTACCCCCAACAGTCTTAGTGAAATCTACCCCTGCAGGCTGGAACGTAGCAGTCAGTTCATACACCGACGAGGTCGTCGTGCCAGTAGTTGCGTCACCGGGCAGCACGGACACGACTCCGGTCTTCCACCCACCGCGGTCATGCGTCCCATCCGATCTCTCAGATTGCCCGATACTATGAGCCGCGATCCCATCAAAGAACCCCATCGAGGACCGGACCTTAGAGTAACCCGTATCGAGCGCAGCCGTGTTCAACGAGGCCAACAGTAGAGCGTCAGGTTGAAAGCCTAGGTTCAGTGTATGTGTGTTTCCGGTAGGAAACACGAACGACCCTACCGCAACATTAGAAATGTCAGTTCCCCCAAGGGCCAAATAAGTAAATGTCTCGCTCTGAGAATGCGTGGTAAAGTCTATGGTAAAGCCGGTTGTGGTAAATGCCGTTATAGCCGCCTTCAATACAATGCCCGTACCTTGGTGCTCCATCAGGACACAACTGTCAGACGTCAGACGGCCTACACGCCCCCATGCGGCATCGTTGGTCGATATCCCTCTGGCCGAGTTGTTTGTGCCATCGTATGCACCGATAGACTCTG